TTATTTTTGGATGTATACTACTTGGCCCTCTTCAAGAACCATTGTTGACAGTTCATTTAGAGCGATTAAGTGACCGATTGTGACGTTATTATCCGTCGCAATCTTGCTTAATTTCTCCCCTGCCTTAGCAATATGCTTGATTTCTGTTGCTGCTACTACCTGTTCATCTTCTTTTTTCTTCGCTTTCTCTGCCATTTTGCATTCTCCGTTCTAATTATTATTTTTTCTTTAGATATGTTGTGCTATCTGGTAAATAGCCATATTGCGTGCCAAGCGTGCATTTCAGCCAGCCGTTTGACAGCTTCTCTACTGCATTAATCGTTTCGCCTTTTTTACGACGGAATGATGGAGGACCTCCCCATTTCGGATCAGCGCGGAACAATAGGTCATCTTGGCAAATATAAGTTACGTTCGGATTCTTTTCATCAAAATAATTTGCTACAGATGCCGAATAGTAGCCTTTTTTACCTTGATAGTTGATTTCAAACCAACCGTTTTTCAGATTGTCCCAATCAACTTGCACAGCGGAATGTTGCGGTAATGTGAAGGCCAGTGCGCTTGTCCAATCGCCCGCGCCTTTCAAAATATACAAATTACGTTTTGCGTATAGCCATTGTTTTCCTTTTTTGGGATTTCCGCTTAATTTAAGTGCCACTGCATTTTTAAAGCGAGTAAATTCAGCGCTATTGTTAACCCAAGGCGCAGGACAAATTTTCCCTGTGACATCATAATGTCGAACGATATCGGCTGCTTTTAATTTGTGTATTTTGCACAGTTCTGCTGCTACATCAACAGTTCTATTGAATGTAGCAGCAGTTATATTTCCTTTCTTATCTAGACACATTTCAATGCCGATAGCTTTAAAATTGGCATTACTTAGTAAAGCCGTTACTCCACGATAAGGTGAGCCATTGACGTATTTTTGGATATCATTTGCCTGGTACGCCACCTCGTTTTGTGGAATGATACATAAGGCCTCGATGTCATCTACAAAAATATGAGCAGATGCGTAGCGATCAGTTAGATTATTAAAATAACCCCAATGATTGCGCGCTGTACCACCATTGTTCGCAGTGTAGTGCATAATTATTTTATTGACTACCGTCAATTTTGAACCTGGTCTTGAATGCTGATTCACTCGGATATAGTCATTTGTAATAACGCTCATCTGTAATCACCTTGTTTCTTTTTTGTTTTTACCATTTTCATTTGCACATCAGCGTTCTGTGCTGCTTTCGTGAAACTCTGATTTTTCCAGAACGCGATAATTGCCGTCACAGCTGTAAACATAAATGTTACAAATTGTTCTACCATTGCATCACTGAATGGTAAAGCATTAATCCCCAGTATTGATAACAGTTGATTTATCAACGCCACCGCCAATAATGCCGTTCTTACCCACGTAGCTACACTTACATTTTTTATGTTGAATTTTTTCATAGTTCTAGCTCCTCTCAATTCCAAAATAATGGTGCTAATCCAATAATAGTGCCGATAACACCACCCGTGATGGTTATTATCGCAACTATTATTGACGTATTTCCTTGCTTTCTTTCGCGTCCTACTTCTACGTTGCCTTGCATTTTACTAATGTCTAGATCGTGTTTATGCAGGTGCACAGTTGTATTGCTAGCAAACCTCTCTAGAGTTTCTGACATCTTTTCAGTATTTTTAGCTGTTTGTTCCGCAGAAACGGCCAGAGGGAGTACCATCGTTTTCAAATCTAAAACTTCTTCTTTTACTTCCTTCAAATCTTTGGTGAATTCACTTTTAAGCTTGTCACCATGCTCAAGTAAATCCAACCTAGTTACAAAGTCTTGACTCACCTCGCTTTTATTTTCCATAATTCCAAGCCTCCCAGTAGTGCAATAAATAGATTAAAACAGCCTGCCATCGCATATCTTGATGGCAACATTAGAGATAATGACACTTCAAAACTTGCCGAAGCGTACAAAAAAAGAACCATCGCCCCAATGGTTCCGCCAATTATCATATTTATGAATTTGGCTTTCGTTTCTTGAAAATCAGCAATAAACAACAATATCCCGCTTACTATGAAGAATAGCCCCCAGGTGTCCATGTTCATCAAATTTTGCATTAATCGATAGGTATCACTTCGTTCTGCGATCGTGTCCCCCGATACCATTAAGAAAAATCCTGTAATTATATTGAAAAGCGAGGCATACAAGAGAAACATAATCGAAAGTATCTCTTTGTAGTTAAGCTCTTTTAGTTGCCTTGACAGCCTGCTTAATAAAGCTTTCATAATCTTTACACCTCCTAAAGTTTAATTGGTATAGCAAAGCTGAACATCACACCAGTTGCATTTGTATCGCTAATATTGACTAACACTTTTTTTGTAGCAGCATCAATCAATATTCGAGCGGTTCCGCTACTATTTTGGAGCGTAACAGGAGCAGATCCCGAAAAGTCTATTACATATGAAGATGGCAAAGTAAATGCCTCTATTTGCGCCGTTGTCGGATTGCTGATGGCTCCTGTACCTCGTCCATAAAGCACTTTTCCGTCGGCAGAAATAGTTGTATGCACATCGGCACCAGCAAAATGCGTAAACCCTGACCCTGACCTAAATGCCGCTTTGGTCCATGCCGATGGTTCTTTTAATTTCGCTATTTCACTTGTTGTGAATGCCTTACTATTTGTTTCTGCCAAATTAGCCTTTGATTGAGCGCCTTCTTTAGTTTCTTTTGAGTTCCAATCAATTCGCTCGCTTGAAGTGATATGCGATACTGTGTCGTCTATATGGTTATACAGACTTGTTTGAACAGTTGCAATCGAATTGTTGACATCGTCTGTTAGAGCAACCTTCTTTCCATTTTGAGTGAGTGATTTAGTTTTCACCTCTACACTATCAAGTTGCGCGTTACCGTATGCGGAAAATATCAGATTCTTCCCAGCTTGTATGCATGTGTCGTAAAAATTTCGTAAAATTCGTAGCCACCAAAATGTAGGTAATGCAGCTCCTGAAATTGTATTTGCACCTGTTGATATGACTGTAGCCTTCGTTTTTGTGGCCTCAAGTGGACCAATTCCTGTAATGTATGATGCTGTATTTGTCATAGGATTTAAGAAGAAATCGGACGTCCCTGTTATTGTTGTATCACCTACGGTAATGTCTAGCGATTTACTCCAGACCCCGTCAATAAACAGTTCAAACCTTATCACAGTTCCGACTGGTTGCGGATTAATGTAATGCTTAATATCTCCCACCTTACCAGTGTAGGCAATTGAAGCGCGAGTATGCACTGTTCCAGTTAACTCACCACCTGTTAGGAGTAGAACTTCATCTTTAATTGCGATATCACGACCGTTGAAGCGTAGATATGCTTGAACAAAATTAATACCAGCACCTATCGTCCCGCCTATTCCTGAAAAATCAAGCGGCGCACCGAATTGTAGATAATTCTTACTGCCATCGTCGTTACGTGTAACCCTGTACCAATATTGCGCAACAGATACGCCAGTCGTAATGTTTACACCGTTGACACTATAGCGCAGTGTATGCCCGAATTGAACTGTACCTTTCACTATTGCATCGTTAGCTCCTACCGCGTCTATAGTGAAATTACCATCTGCCGATACCGCGCCAACACCCGAACCTACTGTAATTTCTAATGACTGAGTATATGGCGAGGTCCCAGCTAAACGTGATTCAACTTTGATTACTGTGCCATCCGCCTGTTTCCCTCGATTCCAGGTGTAAATGTTGTTTGGAAGCCGCGCCTGAATTGGTGTCGCTGCTGCGCTGGCAATCGCACCTAGCATTTCCCCTCCAATTAAAGGTAAATAATCCTTTGCTAGTGCGATTGGCTCGCCTTTAATGGTCAAATCTTGAACATCTAAAGCACCTAATCTATTTAGCCGAAGTTGTTTCGTCCAATCAGGAGTTCCATCTGAACCCATTGGGGCCATCACGATATAACCGGCCGCTGTTATTGCTGTAGAAAAGCCGTGTGAAACACTTCCTTCATTTATTATCAGAACACTCCCAGAATTACTTGCTAATTTCACTTTCAATGCACTTGTCATAGATACTGTTCCGTCGCGCTTAATAAACTCTTTATCCGCGACTTCTTGAAGTTCTTTCAACGCCATGTAAGTAGTATTGAAAAACCAGTTAAAGTAATCCGCAGGCGGTTTCTGATTTGCTGCCCATCCACCTGTAATTATTGTGCTGGGTGGTTTAGACCCTGCTTTTTGCCACTCGGGTAAACCTTGATTAAAGGTCTTTTCTGTAGCCATTTTGGTATCACCTCTTTCTAAATTGGTAGGATATAATCATTTTCTGGTGTAAATACGCCGCCCAATGTCCCACCTGTTGTTCCTGCTGTATTAGCAAATCCCTGAGGACTCGTCTCTACTAAACTTCCAGACGCAAAAGAAAAAGTACCGTCTAGGATAACTGACGATACTCTCACCTCGGAAGGTACTACTTTTTGAACTAATTGTGTAAATTGTGTGGCCGACATAGCTACTTTATTCAATGACTCAAGAGGTAGCCCTTTTAAGATTAGCGCCTCTGGTTCCGTCCCTCCTTCGTCGATATCTGAGTAGATTTGAATTTGATCGTACGAGCAGTCTAGCGCTCTTGCAAGTGATTCGATAATGTCATCTATTGTGCCGGAACAACGAATCCGCGTTTCTTTCGCTTTAATCAGTACACGGTAAATCTCGTCCGAGGTCTTACCGCGTTGTTGATTAATGTTATTGCCTGCATAATCTAGTGTTTTACCGACGGCCTGGTCTATATCACGGTAGGCTTCGACCTTTTCCGCTATTGCTCGCAAAGTTTCTATGTCGTCTGCATAAATCTGTAGCAACTTAGAAATATTGCTTTCAGGCGCCTTGTCGTACATATCTGGCAACATCTTCGAATAGTTATCAGTTGTCAATTGTAATCACCTCAATGTTAGCAATTGCAGTTTGGGCAACTGATTTTGGCGATATAGTGACGGTCGCGCTTGATAGGTTATCTTTTGATGTGCCTATCGTGATTCTAGACTTCTTGATGCCAGCTATATCACCGATGGCATGATAGAGTGTCGAAACGTCTACTTCATCGCCCATCTGATTGCTTATTACGACTACATTTTCGCGGTTAACTCCGCCGATATCTCCTACAATTCTATCTTGAATCACAGCCTCGCCATCGACCTCAAATTCAGGTGTAATTGTCGCCTCAACCTTAACAAATATCTGCACTTGAACAGCGTAATCAAAGCGGTACGTATGCGGGATGTTCGCCAGGTCTTTGACGACTTCTGAAATCGTTCCAACTGTCTGTGCTGTCGCTGGAATATTTTCGTGTAGCGCTCGCGCAATATCCTCGCGGTTCCCGCCCAGCACGTAGGGGTGAATTGATTTAGGAGGATTACCATCGCCATCTGTTTGCATTGTGTTATTAATGATTACCGATGCAGACTGTACGCCGTTTACGTTCCTAATTGCGGCTATTACGGCATCACGAATCGCTGTAGATTTACCTTCGTTATTGAGTCGTATTCTGTCTCGGTATGCTTTATCCGTTTCCGCATCGGCTCCGCCTGATGAGGCGACTAAATTCGTAACAGAAGTTATTTCGTCAAATGGCTCTATTAGTTGATTAATGACATTGGCCGCGACATTCTGATCTGCTCCTTTATCAATCGAGACGGCGTCGGCATACCCAATTCCAGTTGCATCGATCCGCAAATCCTCAATAAGCATGAAATGCACATCGTTTTCAGTTGTCAGCTCTGTTTCCGTCTCAAGAACAAATCCCGGTTGCCCTGTCGCTTCAATGATTGCGTATGACTCCGACGAAGGGTTCCTATAAATCCCGCGGTTGTTGCCGTGGGCTTCCAACTGCACACCTTCAGAGAAGCGAAGAAAACCGCTGTAATAGACGCGTTCCACCAATTCGTGCAGCTCTGACAGCTTCCAAGCGTTGATTTGAATCAGCTTTCCCAGTGCTGCAGTTGAAGAAACATCTGCATCCTCACCAAACAATTCACGCGCCATTGCTTCTTCTTGCTCCAATATCTCGCTGTAAGTTGGGCGTTTATACCCCGTTTCATCAAGCATCCAAATCCACCTCCAACTCAAGTTCTTCCTCGTCCATCTCAATCATTTTTAGGTTTATTTTTAGCTCGCGACCGTTCTTTTCAAAGTCGATTTGCGATACTTCTTCTATTCGCTGTTCTTGCCCGATTGCCTCTACGATATCGGTACGAGCTAGTTCTTCGTCGAAACCTTTACCTAGGATGTTCTCGCGATTCAACCCTAAATCCTCGTCAAGGACATACTCGCCTTCTGATGTTTTCAAAATTGATTCGACATTTTGCCTCAACTGTTCCGACCCCTTTACTAGCCTAAAATCCGTACCCGTGAACACGAGATCGCCGTTTTTGATTAATAAATCTTTCATCAGTACACACCTACTATCACTGAATCTTGCAACGCATGAGTTCGAACATCGTCAGGATCAATAAACTCATTTGTTCCCTCAAAGTTATCCAGCGACCGTTCCGCTGCTATGATAAAAACCACATCATCTACTTTTATATCGTCTCTGCAGTGTTTTAAAACAACGGCTGGAACACTAGGTTGCCTTAGCATATTGCCGTCATTATCTTTTGTCAAAAAGAGCGGCTGTACCTGTGCCTCTGTCTTGTCACTGTTTAATTCTAGTACTCTCGCAGGTGCCAATGTATGAATTTTCATAATGATTGAACGGGAAAAAGTGTCCCAAAACTTCGTATCGTTCGCCATTTAGAACACCACCAGTTCCGTAATAAAATCACTGCCGTTGCAGATATGCTTGCCACTTTTCACTCGGAATGTGCCGTTTACCGTTTTCGAGCTGATACTGATAATACTTGCTGTTGCAATCCGATATTGTAGCAACGATCGCACGGTGTATATTTTCTTGCCGTCATCATCTTCCGATTGCTCCGGACTATCTAGCAAGCCGGTCGCTGCGCTCAATGTAAACCGCTCATCATTACCGACCTTAATACTTCGGATAACCATATTCCCGCGCCGATAATACATAACAGCACCGCAATTTTTAACGACCTCTTCCATCTTTGCCTCGATACTCCCCGTGATGGTATAACCTTTTTTGTAAATCTTGTCCGTAGGAAGGGAGAGCGTCGTTATCTTCATCCCGAGCGTTCTAGCACACCATCGAATTATCGTTGATGATCGCGTATTTTTGCCGAAACTTTTTTTCATCGCACGCTTTTTGTACTTCGTTTCGGTTACTGTGCGGTACGAAATAGTTTTCTTTTTCTTCTTGCCGGTCTTAGTTTTCGTGTACGTGACAATCGGCTTCTTGAGCTTCACGCGTTTTTTTTACCTGGTACTTTTCTGCAGCGTCTGCAGTTGATGTGTCAATCTTGATATGACTGTAATCTTGTCCCTCTTTGACGCTGATTTTCGTAATGCGATCCACGCCATCTTTGTTGTTCGTGACGTTTGTTATTTTTCCTTGGAGTATAACGCCCGTGCCGTCCTTTCTGTAGCCTGCTGTGATAGCGATGTTGGCTCCTTTTACAATTCTTGACCTAGATGTTTGGGAAAGATTATAAATGCTCACAGAGCTTATATTCGGCTTAGAATCGTCATCGAATTCCACTTCAAATTCGATATGTAGATTCGCCATGTTAAAATGGGCCGCATAAACCGCCCCGCTGATATAAACATCTGCGTAACGCCCGAATAACTCGTTAGCCATCCGAATCACCTTCTCCCAACGTTGGCTCTAAATCTTGCACGATATTATCAAAGAAAATAAAGACTGTTTTCATGAAATTATCAGGTGTGATTGCTTTGGCCAGACCTGACTCATCCATCGGAATCAAGGTAGGGGCAGGAAGTCGCTCGTCATAAATACCTTCCCAAAGCGATTCATTTAGCACAAGTTTTTCCCCTAACATAATCGGGTCCTCATCCGAGCTGTACAGATCGATTGTGTAGTATTTCTGACTCATGTTGTAATTGACCTGAAAAATAAATGTCTCGTCCTCAATATCCACATCAAATCGTTCTGGAATGTCGTCGATATCAACCGGTAAATACTCACGTATAGCCATTTATTTCACCCTCACCATTACGCCAATCGGAATTCTCCGCGCAGGCCATTTATTTTCTTTCCATCCCATTAATGTGCTAAGATTTGTCCCGTATTTACGAGCTAGAATCCAGTAACATTCGCCCTTTTTGATTTTATGAAACTTCTTCGCGGTCGATGTTTTAGGTTTTGCCGTGGACTTTTTAGCCTTGACTTGAACAGTTGTTTTTTTGCGCACCCACGGGCTTTTTGCAATTCTCACTTGTTGTAGCTCTATACTTATACCAAACCCATTTTTCACTGCGCTATAGTCTTTCGGCATCGATGTTATTAGATAGTTAGCTGCATACGTCCGCCCTACATAGGTCACGAATGCGCCGGATTCCATTTTGGCCAGTAGCGTGTTGTAACTGCGTTCGGCCGCCGCTGAATCGTTCGCAAGCAACATACCTGTTACGCTAATTGTGCGATTATTTTTCTGCACATGATCCGTAATAGCCACGCCTTGCTCAACAGGGTGCTGGGTGACCTCGACGGAAGGCGTGAAGGTCTCTGTTTCATTAACAATATAGATACCTGCTAGCTTTGCCATCTTAGTACACCTCCCCTGGTTCAATTTGTTCTAGCCATTGCTGGAACATCTCGTACAATGCGCCTTTTACTTCACTTGCAATGCCTTTTGCGTCTGTGTTTGATCCTTGAACCGTGATGTTGATAGTAGGTTCAAAGTGGTAGTGAGTCTCACCGCCACCTTTGCGGTTGTTCAGTAATTCTTGTGTCTTACGCGCTGTGTGAATCGTTCCTGGTGAATCGGTTTCGAATAATTCTGGTCCTTCTTCGCCAACGAGCACTGTTTCAGCGACGTTAGGACGTCCACCTTTGGCAAATCTACGTTTACCTCTCGGCCCCCAGCCTCTCTTACCATACGGCAAATCTCGTTGCCATGTGGAGTTATTGAAGAATGCGAGTAATTGATCGTATCCACTATTTATATTGCCATGTCCCTTTACTGCATAGGCACCAAAGGTTTGCGGGATATATTGCAATAATCCGCGAGCTGGATTTCCGCTCAGCGTGTTAACATCAACAACTGCGGATGACTGAACAATACTCTGATTACCACCTGACTCTCTGTGAATTTGAGCGATGATACCGCCTAATTCTCCGCCGCCTAAGTTTACACGCATTGCAGCCGCCGCTTGTTGAATGATAGGAGCCCATGCTTGAGCATTCGCTCCCGCGGGACCAGCAGGACCAGCACCACCGAAACCTGCATCTGCTAGTTTTTCTTTAGCATAATTGGTAACACCTTTACCGAAGTACTTAAAGATGCCGCTTCCTATACCTTCTACGCCATCTCCACCACTGAAAGGATTATATTTATCTAGCAATCCTTTTACTTTCTTCACTGGGTGAGCTACCCAATCCCACTTATCAGAAGCACTGTCAATGATTTTGCCACCTATATTCTTTGCTTTACCTAGTACATCAGTTGCAAAGTCTGCTAATGGAGTAGTCCCTTTATCGAAACCAGGTAATACCTTCCCAGCGCCTAATCCTCCCGCCATTATCTTTTTAGAATCAGCATGATTAAGAATTTTCGTGCCAGGGTTTACGTGTCTGATTTCTGGTCCATTGGCACCTAAGATATGAGCTTTCGCACTTGCTTTGTCGTAAGCAATCTCGAAACCTTCTTCACCAGCCATAATCTGACCACTGGCACTGTTTGAACCAGTGTAATTCATCGCCAAGCTACCTGATTGCTTACCGCCACCTGAGAATTTTGATGATGATCCAGAACTAGAAGATGAACCTCCTCCGCCTGAACCAGATGGATTCCACGGTGGTATTTCTTTGATTTTAAAGAATTTAAGAACTGAATTTACTCCGCTTGTTACCCAGTTTACAGCTTTAGACAAGCCAATTTTTATGTTATCCCAAATTCCTAAAACTTGCCCTTTTTCCCAATCTACTTGCGATGCATGTCCTGCTGCCTGTTTCTTCGCTTGATCCACAACACCATTGTGCATATCAGTTGCTTTCTGAACTGCTTCATCCCGTGTTTTTTTAGCATTTCCGACAATTTTTTCATATTGTTGTTTCGAAATTGATCCATTTACATAGTACTCTTCTTCGGCTTTCTTGATTACTGAGGTGTATTTAGAGTTAGCCTCTTTAACTGCACCGTCTTTTGCCTTTTTAGAGTTTTTCACAACATCGGCAGCTTGTTTAGCTGAAATCTTGCCTGAATCATCTTGTAGCTTGCCTAAAATAAGCTTCTGCTCCTTCGCAGATTTAGACATCGATGTGACTGCCTCACGTTGTTGTTTTTTCTGAATCGAGCTGATTTGTCCTTCATATCTGGTATAGATACTCTTACGGTGTGCGTTACTTGAATTTTCGAGCCGTGTAATTTCGGCATTTTCCTTCGATGTGAGGACACGCCCCTCTTTTTTCGCCTTAGCTCTGATTGCATTTATACGCTTCTCGTACGTTTGCGTTGCAGATTCTTGCTCTTTATACATCTGATTATTAATACGTTTCAATTCAGCAGCGTTCTTTTTCGCGTCTGCTTTGCCAATGTTGTAGAATTCTTTCGTACGGTTTTTTGCGCTCTTAGCGTCTGAATTACTCATGACGCCAGACTGCTGGAAGAAATCAATATTCTTAGCGGATTTTTGCTCTTTTTTATCATAAGCAGAAACGATTTTAGATGCTTGTGAACCGTAAGCCTTGTTAGTCGCTGCGTTTTCTTTAGCTGTCGTAGCCTTACCTGTAAACATCTTATACTGATATTCACTAGCCATTTTGTTGTCCGTATCTACATATGAGTTAACCTGCTTTTCTGTAGCCTTACTTACACCATTTCCACCAACATTCATTTTATCAGAGATTAGCGCAGCAGTAGCTTCTTTGTACATTTCTTTGCCGCTTGCCCATAGCTTTTTAACTTGTTTAATGCCTTTTTTATATTCTTCGACATGCTTTTCAACATAGCGGATCGGAGCACCTAAAACTTGATGCTCCTTACCAAAATCGGACACGCTCTCCATTGCGGATTTTAAGCCAGATTTGATGTTCCCCCAATTCTTTTGAACATATTTCCCAAATTCGGCACCAAACTTGCTCCCCGCAAACGCTCCTATCATGCCTCCTATTGCAGTTCCAATGCCTGGCGCGATCGCTGTTCCAATCGCAGCTCCAGCCATTCCCATTCCAGCTGACCCACCAAACTTACCAATTTTCTCCCCAGCATTCTTTTTGTTCATACTAAGCAGATCGATTGCACTCAATCCAACACCAACGACACCCGCTCCGCCAGCTAATTTGCCGAGGCTTCCTGTCGATTTCATGCCCATTTTAGCTTTCGACAATAAACTCAAGTTGTTTCCCGCGCGTGTGCCTTGAACTGCTGCTATTTGAGCCTTACTTGTACCAACTGTTAGCTTCCTCCATAGAGGTGTTTTAGCAATTTTAGGGGCTACTCTGCTTGTCCCGGCAGGTAGTATATTATCAGCTAACCGCGTTCTATTTGCCGCAACTTCCATCCCTTGCATAGATGCACTAGATTGAATAGCTGCCGATGTTGTCGCTGGCCCTATTTTCTTAATAGAATTTATTAAACTATCAACAGCCCCTTTAGTTTTAGAAAAGACACCAGAAACAACTTTAAACCCAAGTAACGCCGCCAGTCCTATCCCAGCAAACTTAGCAGTCGTCTTCATTCCCTCAGGATGCTTTTCGATGAATCCTTGTACCGTCTTCAAAGGCGGTGTAACCACATGTTCTAAGGTCCAGCCGAAGGCTTTTAACGAAGCCACTCCGCCAGCCACGATACCAGGTCCCAGAGCGGCCCCTAAATCTTTTGCCGTGGGGATAAAAGTATCTGTAATAAAAACTTTAGTAGAATTTAACGAATCTTTTATCGGTTCCACCGCTGGTTCGAACATCTCACTTACAGTTGTCATCATGTCAGGCAATTTCTTAAACTGAGTTGCAAACCAAACCATTCCAGCCTGCAAGTGTGGTTTAACAGGTGTAAACAATGTCGCCATGGTTGATGTAACAGCCGATTTCATAGAATCTAAGGAGCCCTTCCAAGTTCCTTTTAGCTTTTGCATTACACCACCAAGCGCTACAGTTTCACCTGCGATACCTTTCGAACCCTTCTGGATGCCCTCAACCATCTGTGCAATAGCCTTTGTTGACTCTACTTTCCCGTCAGATATCGCTTTTTGCATGTCTTTTACCGACATTTTATTAGCATTTGCTAGGATTTTCAGCGCTGGCACGCCTGCTTCTGTCACGGTGTTCAATTGTTCCATGCTGACCTTGCCCATTACCTGCATTTTACCAAACGAGTTAGAGAGGGTGTTTATACCTTCCGAACCCTTACCTGATGCCGCGGCCAGATCCCCGATAGCCTTCATCGTTGGAACAACTTTCGATGGATCCATACCGTATGCTAGTAAGTTTTTTGAGTTTGTCGCTAAGTCCTGAAACGCGTAAGGTGTAGTTTTCGCGAATGCTAGTACTTCATCCATGAACTTCTGCGCTTTTCCTGAATCTCCCATCATCACGTCGAGTGACAGTTTAGCATCTTCAATCGCGCTCAATCGCCCGATACCCGCGTTCACCATGCCGCCTAATCCCGCTAAACCTGCGGATGCGCCAATACCTAGCAGTAATCCTTTGACGGCGCCAAGAGGCTTACTGATGCCTTTCTCAATCCCCGATGATGCTTTATCTGCCATGGAATTAATGCCAGACCCTAACTCTCCAAACTTACTACGCAGATCTACAACGTTATTTTTCGTGCCATTCAACGCCTGCTGTGAGCTTTTGCCCATTTGCGTTACACTTCGTTGCGACTTACCGACTGCGTCGCTCATATGTACCACATTCGACCCCGTGGTTTGCGCCGCGCGTGCTGTTCCGTTGAAAGCAGTTTGTGCTTTGCCTTGGAACTGTACTACGTTATCAGTCGCTTGCTTCACGGTCGAATTGTGATTTTTTAATGAGGAGGTAGTGCCGTTTATGGACTGCTTCGTTTTTGCAAAGCCTTGTTCAGCCTTGCCTGCGCGTTGAACTAAGCCGTCAGTTTCCTTATTCGCTTCACCTAAAGACTTATTATTGATTTTCCAATCAATCTCAATCGTCGCTTTTCTCAATGCACCGCCCATATCAGACACCCCTTCCCATTGTTTCTATTTTTATTTTCGCTACCTCACACCACGTTGCTAGCTGATGCGCCGTAGCCATTTCAACTTCTTCTTTCGTCGCAATTCCAGCGATAACAGGAAGCCAAATATCAAAGTTTTGATTGACCTCCCGCTCTACCACTCTCGGATTAGGATTAGTTAATCCAGCGCCCAAGAAAGTTGTCTGCGGCGTTCATTACGTCGCGATAACCTCTATTAGGCATTTCATCCCAATAATCCCAATTAATCCCCTGCGGCGACACAATAACCGACTTCCATAGTGCCTCGTTGTATGCTGACTCAACAACCACACCATAGCCATTTTTCGATTGATCTATAATGTCTTGCGCCGCTCTTGTTCCAGGGAATTGGAAGGTGTATTCTGTGCCATCCGGACCTTCGAAGGTTTCTTTTACTCCGAATTTACCCATAGGGTTTTTTTCTGCCTCTGGAATACTTTGTTTTGCTTGTACCGCCTCGATATCTTTCTTTGTTGCCGTGTTTTTCTTTTCTTCTGCCATGTCCATTTCCTCCTAAATAGGCGACATTCAGCCGCCTAATGGTATTTTTTAATTAAATTTATCGCTATAGTCCATGACCTTAATAGTTGCAGAGCGAGTTCCTACGCCTTTTCCATAACCTGCATCTGGTAACTTCTCAACTATTGCACGCAAACCACCAATGACATGATTACCATCCACAATACGAATCGGAAAAGTCTTTTTTGAATTAGCTAGACCTACGATATGTTTGTAACAAGGCGAGGTCTGCGCTAAATCAATTTTGATTGTTCCTAGGCTGTCATTATTAACAGCCGCTGAAGCGTTTCCCTGCGCATCAGATTTGAATTCAGCATTATTAGAGTCTTTAGAGCAATTAACCATGTCTCCGTCACTGAAACCAAAATAATTTAATCCATCTACGATAATCGATACCTTTGCGGCATCGTAAGTTTCCATTCCTTCTGGCATTTACGTTACCTCCCTTACACGACAATAGTTCCGGATACGGTAGCGCTATGAATTGCTCCAGAACGCTTGTATCGGAATCTAAGTCCTTTGTATTTCCGTGCTAAAATGTCCTCTGCTTTTAATTCGCTACGCTGCATTGCTGTAACTGAATAGTTCGCCTGCCCAGTTTCATCGTCGCTATCGACAATCCCGTTTAGGAATGCCTCGTCCAATACCGACGTAAGTTCGCTTTGCAGTAGCGCAATACCACGAGAATCAAAAGTAACTTTATCTGCATCCGTAAGTGCTTTTTGCAAGCGGGTTTCGATTGTAGACTTGACCCAATCGTCGCCGTGCAATGCATCAATAAACTCGCCGTTTGCCGTTTTACCCTCAGATGTTTGCGAAACACCTGCTTTTATGATGTATGCAACTGCACCTTGCGCATGTATCTCGTCTACTTGTGCAGAAGTGAGTTCAGACGCTGTGATACCAACTAGATTGGAACGGAATTTCCATGTGGCGGAGCCTACTGTTGCGCTTGCAACGTCGCCAATCCATGCAGCATCTAAATGCTCGCCAACCTTGTCATGAACAACAACAATTGTGCGTGAATTCGTTTTAAGCTGCGATGCTCCAGCGAATGTAGGTACTTGAATCACTGCAAACTTGAACGCTTTTTCTTCAATCAAGTTTGAAATTGCTAGCGCATCAGCTGCTACATAATCAGCCAAGATAGCGAAATGCCAGCTCTTTGAGAAAACATCCTCTAACGCGTTCGCAACACTAGTGCTAAAAGGCGCTACTGCAACCATGTCAGGCGCGTTCTTCTGTAAAAAGATTGCCTTGGCCTTCTCATACACCTTCGTAGTGTTCGGATATGTTTTCGCTAATGCTTCAAGCGATGTAAACTCGCCATATTTTGCATCGACCGCAACATCTTTTGTTAAAATTAACGGACGCCCAAGACCAACTTTTGCGGCTGGCCGTTCGATATCGATGTTTACTACAACATCTGTTACTGCTACTGCCATCGTTATTCCTCCTCGTTTTCGTTGCTAATACTGAACTCGTCAATGCTCTCCACTTCATCAATAAATGAGTCGTTAAGCCGCAGCCGGATATCTAACCCCGCTTTGCGTTCGTACTCAACACTGATAAGATCGTCACGTTGACCGTCCATCTTCACATCAACAACAATGATGTTTTTTTGAAACAAAAAATCCCGCCCTATGAAGGAACGGAACCATTTATTTGTTCTATTTGCTAGATTTAGCACGTTAATTGCTGAATCATCATGCCAAGTCAGTGAAATTACCGCCTCAAACGTCTCATTCTGCACGACATCGAACGTAATTCCGATAAACGGGTTAATTATCGAATATGTGCAAAACGGGTAATCTGGTTGCTCTCCATTCGAATTTGATTCGATGAGAGGTTTTCCGTTGCTCAAACTTGAAACGGCTTCTACAAGCGCAGTCACCAAATCGGAGTAATCATACCCTGTGTTACTTGACAAAAGCGCTCACCGCCTTACATCCGTACTGTGTTACATTACTGTAGTCTGTGTAAGGGATGCTGTCCTCGACTGAATACGATATACCGTTATGAACAACTATCGATTTCATCGGAACAACTTGCGACGAGAACCAAACCATTTCAAATTCTTCAATTCGTCCGCCACCGCGATAGTTACCTTGAACAGGTAGCTTAGTTTGCAACGATGACGGGATAAATGGCTCTGAGACTTCTAAAGCTGTTACTTCGTCCGCCTCTTTTTTGATCCATACACCCATATTGTTGTATTCACCGCCAGCCTCCTGTTTGGGATACACTTTAAGTGGTACGCCAAACGTGTCCAATAGTGATAAGAAATCCATCTTTTCCATTTAGCGGACCACCTTCCATGTAACGCTCTGACGTAGCCTACCTGTATCAACAAGCGGGTTATTAGCGCCTTTACGCTTAGCCGTATACCCCGAGTTAGCTGGTGACTGTGTATCCCTGATTTTCATTTGAATATCAGCCACAATCATCGCGCCTAACTGGTTATATACTTGCTGTGCTGTGCATTCTCCGACAATAATCTCGTCCATTTTCCTATCGAAGAAATCAATCCATTTCTGATTGTTCTCCTCAAAAGTTGAACGCAAAAAAGACCGTTCAGGAATCTTTACCTCTTCTTTGAGATAAAACATAACTGTCAGCTTGCCGTTTTTGCCAGCAACAGCAAGTATATTTTTGTTCCGTGGCTTAAACAGACCAGGTATTTCACGAGCTTTGCGCCCGCCCGCCGCTTCCGTAGGTAAGGTTAAATACTTGCCCTTAGGCTTGATTGTTAGACCGAATTCTTGCACACCTGCTATCATCTGAATAAATGAGTTGTCTTCGCCAAATATCCCAATTTGTAATGAGTAATCGTTTAGTTCGTCTAACGTCTGGATTACACTTTTCATTACTGTTTTATCGTTAGTCACTCGCATTAAATCACCCACAACCCTATTCCGTTGCCACCACCTGCAAATTCCTCTAACAAGCGCAAATACTCCTGCCCATATGCTGTACCTTTTAGATTTTGGAAAGATACATTTTTCCCAGAGTACTCACGTTTCAACGAACCAACAGCTTCGGATTTAACATTCTTATCCCCTAATGTGGCAAGATGCGCAGCCAGATAGCGATTAGCTCGTTCTTCGTGTTTTTCTGGAAAATTAGCTTCTTGTACTTCAAGATAGGCATCGTCAATGTGCATTTCTAATGCCTCTTTGGACAGATTGCTTACTTCCTTTGCTGTGTATTTTAACTTATCAACAGTCGTTTTAGTCAAAATAAAAAACCTCCTATTCAGGCGGGTTCCCATCACCATTATTCTCTAATCTGTCCTCATCAGGCGGGTTGACTATCGATTCTACTTGTTTTTCCAGTGCCTTAATTACGGTAGAGCGTGGACTCCTACTAGACTCTTCCTTTTCCTTAAACTGATCTAATACTTGCAAATCCCAAGTGTCATTGATAAGATCGCCAGCTTTTTCAACATTCATTTGTGTAATATCCTCAGCTTCTTGCACAATCGTTCCTGCCTTCACCAAAGCGGCATTTAACGGTAATTTTACCGCCGCTTTATAGGCATCAATATCCGAACCCTCCAGATTGTTTGCGCCTGGAATAATCCTTGCGCCAATGTTATATGTGTACTTACCTTTGTTATGAATAATCATCTTTTTAACCCCTCCCAAAATCATTTTATTAGATTCCGTCAGCGCGTAGAATAGCGTGTGGAGCACGAACAACAGCGCCGCCAAAACGTTCTTCACACGGTACTTTCCAGTTTGGATATTGATATTCTTCTTGTTGTCGTGTGATATCCATTGGTAACAGCAATTGCACCGTCTCTGGTTCCGAGTGACAAATGATAAGAGAGTCGGATTTCGAAAGACCAATGCCTTTCAAATCAGCTACACGCTTGATTTTAGAGAACCATCCATTGCTAGCAACAACTTGCATAATAGTTCTAGCATCATAGTCACTGTAACGTCTGTTCAACTCTTCAAATTGGATTGGTGGCAATGCTAGAATTAGTGAGGCATCGCCATAACCAGGTAACACAGTAATCCGTGTACGTAATTTACGTAATTCCTCAACGATTTCATCGCTCGCTTTATCCACCCATTTAGTAGATGTACCTGCTGCATTTGTTCCTACAGCTTCGATTTGAATCCCAGTGGCTGTCGCTACCCCTTGAATTTCATATCTAGGATCACCTTTCCAAGCTAAAGAATTTTCTTTCTCTGCTATACCGCGACGGACTGCAGCTGCTTTAGTGGCATCTACCGGCTTACCTGTCATTTGTGATTGACGCAAATCTTGCAAACTGTATCGGAAACCTAAGGCAATCGTGTAAATTTGCGCAAAATAGCGTTTCACGTCTGTGTCAACCAATGGTAGATCATTTGCACCGTTTGCAATGATCTTAGCTGCCCCCGATCGAGTGGCAACATCATAACCATATGTCTCCGCCCCAGGATCAATGTCAGTTTTCATGTCAAAAATAGTACGCGCTGTGAGTTCCTCTTCGCGCGGTTCGAATAGAGTTTTATCAATAACTTCTAAATCGCGAGCTTGTAGTCTCGCTGTTACTTGTGATGCTGGCATTTATTTTTCCTCCTCATTTTTCGCCAATTAAGGCAAATTAATCTCTAAATGTGCTAGCCCGCCTGCCTGTGCAGTGGTTTTGAAACGACCGATTGGCTCGGTTTTTGTACCTACGGGGGATGTAGCTGGTAAAAAGGTTCCTGTAGCTTTATTAGCAGCCGCTTTCTCCCCATCGACAACATCTTCCTCAACATGCACGCAAATAACACCCCGACGAACGACAGCCACCATTTCTTTTTCTTCATAGTTACCGATTTTATCTCCATACAGCTCTTGGACATACTCCTTGGCTAGCGCAACGCCATAAAAATCCTTATCACTCAAGACCTTAGCTACACCATCAGAAAACTGTACAGCTGAACCAAATGGAATTGTTCCCTCTACAACCGCGCTATCCGCCTGTGTGTTTTGGTAATTTGCTAACTTCCCAATACCAATATTCGGGTCCATATACTCTTGTCCTACTGGAATCGTCATATTATTGCTCTCCTTTCTTTCTCATATTCAACCGACCTTGCTTCTTAGCATCGATTTCTTCCTTTTCTTTTGCCGCAGCCGCCTTATCACTTGGCTTTCCAAAACCTGCATCAGCTGTAAAGCCTTTATGATTTGCCGTCATAGCATCATAATAGGCATTAACATAGTCCTCTGATTTTCCATCTGCTTTAAAGGTACTATCAGCCGTCTGGATAACAGCCTCCTTAATCGCCTGTTCAGTCTTACCTTTGAAATCAAAAGAATCACCTAAGAAGTTTTGCGCTGTATTAATCATTGCCACGCGTGCTTCCGCGATTTCTTCGACTTTATCAAGTGTAAGGGCGCTATCTTTCAATGTTGCAAGTTCAGACTCTGCAGTCTCCAACTTTGTTTTGAAACCATCACGTTCACCTGTAATTGTGTCAATGGAGCCAGATTTCACTTTTTCGGCCGATAACTGCGCTTCTAATGTATCGATGCGCGATTTAACAACCGAATCCACCTCATACTCTTTACTGTCTAGAACTAATTTAGCCATGTTATTGTTGCCTCCTTGTTTATTAATATCAGCTGCATCAACCATAAAGGCCGCTGAATCTCCTCTGATTGCCGCTTCTGAACCAACACGCCCCTTATCAACGATTGCGAGGTGGTTAATCTTCATATTCCTCTGTACGGAATCGTACTTAATTCCGTCATATGTGCCACTTTCGTCTTTAATGTCAGCTGAAAAGCCTAGCGAAAGCTCGCGTTTACCGTTCTTCACCTTTTGAATCGTATCAGAATCAGTAATCGTAAATGATACAAACAGTTTATTGTCACTAACTGCTGAATCTGTATGTGTCATGCCTTTTGAATACTTACTGTAATTAGCAGCGGTGACTAATTCAGTTGGGTGATTGTCTGTGACTGGTTTAGCATTCATAGATTGTAATACGCCCTCTGAAAATAACTCGTCAGGTAGCTTTACTTCCATAGACACTCCACCATCTCCACGCATGTATGGAAAAACGCCCGGTTTTGTTACTGGAGCTCGCACAGTGAGATACCCCTCAGCCGTCTCCGTCAAATTCGAATCAGTAATATACGATCGATCATACCGTTGTACTCTCATTTCATGTTCTCACCACCTTTCAGGGCATAATAAAAAGGCATTAACAGATTGTTAACACCTTCTAAGCCGCTATATATTCAGGTATTTTAGATGGATCAAATTCAGGAATAGCTACACACCTGCAGGCATAATCCTTACCAGGAATCGGAGCATTTGGGTCATCGTAAGAGAAATACTGACCGTTATACTCAACGTGTTTCGGCCTAACCCTGCTATCGCCTGAATCAGACCACATAAATCCTGGTATTCCTGCTTTTTTATGTCGCATCGTTGTCAGGCCCCCAAAAAGCGAACCTGTCTGATCTCTCGCAATAAACTTAGCCTTATTTTCCGTCATTCCTATCTGGTCTACTAATTCATCTCGTATTTCTTGACTTGAACGCCCTTCTTTTGCTCCTCGTAGTATAATTTGCTCTGTTTTGGCGTTGTATTCATCCCCGATACTGCCGATATAACTTACATTTTCAGCAATTGCCTCATCCATGTAATCATTTAACCAGGGCTCTGTTTTTGTCGGGTCAACACCGGCAACCTCCATTTGATTCACAAATTGGGTCTTAGCTGTGCTATTACTCGCTCTAACGAACTTACTGGCGATAGAATACTTCTCTTTAGCTGTAAAAATACCTAATGTGAGTGCTTTTATTCTGTCTAAACTTTTTTGAAAGATACTGTCAACTATATAGCCGTCAAAGCGTATATTTCGAGAATTAATTTCAGGGGCTATATTGCTATCAAATTCATACAAAACAATGTCAGCGATCTGCTGTGTGAGCCTCAGCATATTTTTAGCATAAGCTCTCTCTACATTGTGCGGATATCGCGTTATTGGCATTCGTTTAGCCATGGCTACCAGCCTATTAGCGTTATAGGCTTCTAATACCTTTTTAGCTATCTCGTCTATTTCCTCTAAGCTGTCCGCGTTGAATTTGCTCGTATTCTCCACACCAAAGCGCCCAAAACGCGTATCATAGACTTCTTCTGGATCAACAACGCCACTATCGATATAAATCTTGTCCGCATCTGCAGTCAATTTCCGTATTTCGGCATCTGTTTTTGAATCAACGGACCACAAAGGATTGAACTCTATTGCCCATTCGAAAGTATCGGGATCAATTTTAGGTCCAGCATCGTCATCACAGCACATCAACAACCTAGTCAAGTATTCCAAGTGAGGCCTTAACTGGTTTTCTTGCATCGAACTCACACGTGCGTAATAGTTCATGACGTCATATTGCGCACCTGTCAGCGTTCCAGCTTCTTGGCCTCGTAAAACACTTTTTGGCATTCGCACAACACCAGAGAGGTAATCCCAACCGTAATCCAGTAAATCTTTCATGCCAGTTGTTGGAGTAGATTCTTTTTTCAACTCCTCATCCCCGCCAATCAGTGCCAGTGCTTCCGTCCTGAACTTAAAGTCCATCAGCATCCCAATTTCAGCTTTATCTTTCTTCGTCATATTGTCTACTTTGGGTGATTTGAACACCTTGAATGCATAATCATACAGGATTTGACCAACGCTCCATAGTGATGTATCCATAACGATGATAATGTCATACAATCCCTCTAGTACAGACCTGCCATCTGGCTCATCCTCAAATCTAAGCGATTGTTGATGCAAGATTCTTGACTGGTGGACTATTTCTTGGGTTGTATCACTCATACCGCCTACAGACATGATCTGACTGCCAATGCGAGATCGTCTGCTAATCTCAAATTGCTCGACCTCACCATAATTAGCACTAAACATATCTTCATTGGTGTAAAAACGGCTAACTTTTTGTGCGGAAAAAGCATTTAGATAAGGTACTTTCTTAAGTTTCTCCATGTCGATAGCCTGTGTTAGATTTGCACCATTGTCTACGCTGTTACTAATTGCGCCAACCGAGATATAACCGTCCCCGTATAACCTGTCATCAGCAAACAACTTCCGAAACTTATCCTTAGTTTTCAGCTGCCGCCATTTAGATTCAATCGCTTTTTTCACCTCTTTATTCTCTGTTTTCAGGGTCCAACCTGCCCTTGTCATGTCTTCAGGTATAATGTCAATAATGTTTTTAACAATACCGTTAGAAGCGTACAGATTCTTGCAGTCGTTAAACGTTAGTATTTTAGCTGCACCAGGCCTTTGTCTTGTGAGGTTGTCTTTGGGGTCACCCTTCCCATTCCCAAGCATGAAATCATTGCGGTTCTCCTTGGCATCTTGCCGTAGCTGTTGTAAATCTTCTGTGATACTCATTAACTCACCACCTTGGTATTTAATAGTTGTACCTGTCTTTTAGCGATGTTGTATGTCCTCGCAACTTGTTGAGTACTTGGGTTGCAGCATCCACATCATCGTCGTGTTGCCCATTAGGGAATGAGACCAGCTCCTCCACTACGTCTTCCGACCATGGTTTATAGAGTGGATGTGGGAGAAATACATTACCCGCTTCAAATAGAGGAGCAACAGCATTCGCACGCGCTTCTTTACCGCCGTTTGGCTCTATAGGTATAAGACCGCTTATTTGGTCTTTCAGCATTTGTATTACTGCTGGACCGTTTGCCTTGTCCTCAACATATTTAGCAGTCGCGTTAGGCCATTTAGTCGTCATATTTCGAATACCTTGCATGGTACGTATAATGTCCATCCTGTCATGATCGCGGTCACGCATGAAAAAGTTAGCGCCTTTTACACTCCACACGTGACCTGCCACAAAGTCGGATTTTTTGGTATCCTTAAATGCGCAGTCCCACGATTGCGCGCTCACATCAAATAGACGAGGCAATACTTTCACCTCGTCGCCCAAATCATATTTACGTCTAAATTCTTCGTCTGGCACATAATATCTGATCCAGTGTCGTTTAAATATATTACCATCTGCAGGCGATGGTCGTTGCTGGTACAAAGAAGCCCATGTACGCGATCCAACCTGTATTTTCTTATCGTCCGCCCACTTTTTATCATAACCAAGCCCAGGGCAAAGAGGCTCGCCAACCTCACGCTGTAGCAGGTCGTTCTCATCCTCTGCGATAGCCGGTAATCTAAGCCGCTCCCACTTGAAATTGCTTTTCTTGAGCAGTCGTCCGATAAGGTCGTCCTCGTGCCACCTTGTCATGATGATTACGATGCTACCTCCGCCGTGCAAACGAGTAAGGAATGTGCTTTCCCACTCCTCAAACACCTTATCACGCATGAGTAGCGACTCGGCTTCTTCTCTATTCTTGAATGGATCATCGATAACTAGTAAATCGGCGCCGTGACCAGTCGCACCACCAGTGATACCAACACTTATCATGCCTCCGCCAGAGTTCTCAAGCTCCCAATCATTTGCTTTTGAAACTAGCGGCGATATATTCACATTGAACAGCTTTTGACCGACTAAACGCACCTTATCACGGTTCTTCCGCCCGAATTTACGGGCTAGCGTGTCCGCGTAAGATACTGTAATAACACGCTTTGTAGGGTTCTTCATCACATAATACGATGGGAATGTTTCGGTCGTCGTCATAGATTTACCGTGCCGAGGAGGCATTTCAATAATAATGAATTTCTGTTCACCGTCCGCAATGGGCTGTAAATGCTCACAAATGAGATCCGTATGTGGGAAATGCTTGTACATCCCGAAATGCGCATATTCGACATAATCGCGGTAGGAACGCCGTGCTAGCTCCTTGTTGGCTTCTTCGTTAATCATCTCGATATACAGCTCTTCTTCGGTTTTAACTAAGTTTTGTGAGCTTTGCAAGGTTCCTCAACTCCTCTATGCTCAACTGAGTCATATCAGGAGGCGCTTTGTTCTCTACCTTCTCGTCTTCAACGGTAGAAGGGCGGTAAAGCTTCTCTTTGTTAACGTCCGTTTGCGTCTGCACCAACTTCTTTCGTGCGCTGGCTAGCTCTAAATCACTCTTTTGCTTGATTGCCTTCACAAGATGATTAGTTACACGTGTGAGCGCGTCCTCTATGCTTAAAATTTTATCTACTTGATGCGCCGCTTCCTCTTGTTCTTCAATTTCGGCAAGATCCTCCCGAGCCTGATTGAGCAGGATGATTATTCCGTGCTTTCTTACTTCATATTCTTTAATTGTAGCCGTAATCTGTTTGATAGGATCATCAGGAATGGAGTCAAACAGCTCTTTTTGAGCATCGGAGAGTTGTTCCCACACAATTGTTCGGAACTCGCCTGTTTTCAAAGCGTTCTCATTCGAAGGTGGCGCTCCACCTCCTGCGTTCCCTTTCGCATAGTCGTTCCCTTTCGGCGCTCCCTTGCCACCCTTGTTCCCCGTAGCGTTCTTGTTGCCTAGCATAGCTTTAGAACGTAAAGGAGCGCTCCCTTTGTCATTCGGAGCGCTCTCATTGATATCCTTGTCCCATTTGTCCTGGGATTTCCATTTGCGTATCGTGCTAGGCGGCTTCTCCAATTTGGCCGCGATTTCCGCCAGCTTCAATAGTCCACCTGATTCTAGCCACATTTGCTTTGCTTCGTCGCGTAGCGGGTTCCGTTTCTGCGCCATAATTGTTCCACCCCCTCATGTGTTAGAGTTTGTTTTCAGTTGTTAAACCTTTTCGTATGTCGCCTCAAATATGTCTGGTTTGCAAGGGTATATTTCACCCTGTACTCCTTGGATAACGTAGTCCCCTTGTTTTGCAATCATAACACCCTCTAGAGTTTTGATTTCCATTGCTAAAAATCCGTATTTGGCGGCTGAATCCTCGTAATGTGGGATAACTACAGTGCCACTATCAATGGCCTGAACTATCCAAACAGGGTCTTCTTTTTGCTCAAAATTTCCTGTCCAGACAAACGCTTCAATTTCCACCGGTTTCTTACGATATTTCATTTTAATTCCTCCAATTTAGATATTTTTATTTTTCAGCGTCTGCCATTACAGACTGGGCAAGCAGTTAATTTGGGCTCAGCGAATGACGTTCCATTTGCTACTGCATAACCAACATAATGTTTAACAACGCCTATTCCCCCGCAGGTCAAGCATCTACTGGCATCAGGGGATAGAAATTCTATATGAGGTTTCACATTAACAGCAATCGTTCCTAACTCAAGCATCATAGCTGGTTCACTCCTTCTATACGTTTCATTATTACCTCTCTGCCTCTACGAACTTCAAACGCTCCATCAGCATCACATAGCACTTCGGAGCATCTAACAGATTCTTCTCGGCCTTCAAACGGTCCATTTAGATATGTTATCTCAGCAATTGTATATCCTCTTAGGACTGGATACATGATTGACCTGGATGCACTGAATGGCTGCGGTGTTGGCACGAACATCCATCCATGCAAAACTACTGTAGACTCTCCGAATTCCAGAATCGCCTTCCTGTCCGCAGTCTCATGATTACACATCATACTTAATGTTCTCCCACTTTTTATAGGCATCCAGATAAATCTCGCCTTTATCCCCATTCAACGTTAACTCGTAATACATGCCATCCGATAGCGTCGTGCTTAGTAGCGCTTTACTGTTTTGTAACGTCTTACAACTCCACACCACAAACACGTCATCCTCGCTAATCTTCTCGCCATCAGTCTTATCCAGTCGCTCATTTGCGTATCCAACCACAAGGTCCTTACATTTATCAATAAAGTCTTGATTATCCATTTTTACTTCCTCCTCGTTTTTTTCATATTTACGCATTAACCTTTCGTACACTCTTATGGTTTGTTCAGGTGACAAGTGATGGTCGCATCCGTATCCAGGTGGCTTTGGAAACATGTTTTTCGTTACCGGTTTTGGTGATACATCTTTTTTAAACATGAATCATGCTCCTTTACTTACTCATTTCTATCCATTCACTGACCGTTACATTGTTTATTTTCTTCTCTGCAATCTTCTCAGCCACATACGCGGCCAGTGCTTCGTATCGCTCTATACTGTAGAACATCGTATCTGTTGCGATTTCTGCCTCCGGAACTAACTTGTGAATCAAGAAAACTACTGTACCACCAACTTTGTACGCTTCATCCACAGCCGCTTTCGCCTGCGCTAATGTGATAACAGGTACCAGGTTAATTGTTTTTACCAGGTAATTGCTGTTTGGTGCATCTACATCGATACCGTTTATCAACGATCTACCCCAGCGATAATTCGCCTCCGCCTGTACTGCTAATAAATCCGCATTATATCCGCCTTTCGGGTAAACTACGCAATCTGACGCACGGTTAAATCCGTTAATATTGAGATAATCGCGGCAACCGTCCAATTCTGTTTTCTGTTCCGCTTTTGTGATGAGATTTAATTCGGGATGCGTGCTAGTGTGATTCAGTAAGTCCCAGCGATTCTCATAGACTTCACTAAGATTCGCTTTAGTCATATAGCCGGCTGCGTCTACTTTATTTTTAATTACTGCGATGTTCCCGCGTAATCCTTGGTCTTTCAAAATCGGATAAGCTTTCGTGTACTGATCTGTCCAGTTGTCATCCATCGTAAAGATTGCATTCCCTCGCACAGCACTTACTGTTTCCAGCGCATCGAATGACACTGCAGCAGTCTGGCCAGCTACAGGGTCCATCCTTACCTGCATACCTAGAATCTCTTTGCTGAAGCTAAATGTTCCTGCTTTCGTCATGCTATCTAGTGAAAATGCAATTTTGTTCCAGCCTTGCTTTAGATCAGTTGCTTGGAACACCTTCATCGCTGTTGCTGTGATTGTAACGTCATTTGCAAAATAAAATGATATCCGGCTAACCTTCGTCAAATCATGCACGTAGAAAGATAGTTTAGCGCCTGTTTGAGCGCTTAAATCAATGTGGGCTACTTTATTACGTATTGTGACGAAATTGCCGTCAGTCCCTGTTATTTTCGTGCTCTGCGTATTGTTGGTATTGACGAGATCAACCGCTCGGGATGTATTTGCTGTTGCCGTCTGTAATAGCCATTCTGCTGTACTGATAAATGGATCGGCTAGAGCTGTTATTGGATTTACTGCAGGAACTACTACATCGATGCTCACCTCAACGAATACACTGGCACGAGCCGCGGCTTGAACTTTAATACTTGCCGTTCCCGCCGCCTTTGCTGTTATAACTCCACTCTCGCTTATATCCATGATGGAACTATCCGAAAAAAATAAGACAGCCTGCGCGGCCATCTTAGGTTCTATTGAGTATTCAATTTTCAGCTCTGATCCGAGGTCGATTTTTGTTGCGCTGCTTAAATTCCCGAGTTTGATTGAATCGGGACGCGGTAATAACGGCGGGTACTTCATTTCTACGTTTATATCGTTGATTGTCATCTTCATTCCTCCAATAAAAAAAGAGCCGAATGGCTCTCAATATTAGTAGTGCTCTAGATAAATTTATTCGCTTATGAAAAAACTCATTAGTTCTTTACCAAATTTAGTTATTTTCATATTGTCTTTACTTTTTAATTTCAATCTACTTTTCTTATAATTTTTAAATTTCTTTTTAGGATTTGAAAGTGCTGTAGTAACGCTTTCTAACGAATCTTGCATTGCGTCTACTGTGCTAACAATATTTTTCAAGTCATCTAACTCATTTATTTCAAGCGCGGTTTGAACAAGCCCCATCCTATTTAGATTTTCTCTGACAGCAGTATACTGCGAGTAATCTATACTAAACTCTTCTAAAACATCTTTATACGTTTTTTGATCGATGCCTAAACTAGCGTAGAAATTAAGTACTCCTATGTCTAATAAAGTTAATCGATCCAAAGTATCATAGTATAAATAAGCAATATCAAAAGAAATTTCTTCGTGTTTTGCAATCTCAACAAAGCCATTAACCATATAATTGATTTTTTCCTCTTGCATTGTGCTCATACTTTTTTCTACCATGAGTTCCATAATCGAATCTAATTTTTCCTTGTTTTCTTCGCTAAGTAGCTTCATACTAGACTCTATTTCATCTGATCGATGGGATAAAGCTACAAGTAATGCTCCTAATTTTCTCAGCTTCTGATTGTATCTATAGCTAGTAATTGCACCGCCAATACCAGGTATTACCGAAGCCGCAGTATCAATGCCCAATTCCATTGCGATTTCAGCTATACCTTCTCCTACAATATCCTTTGTTAGTTCTTTTGCTGTGTCTCCTGCATATTGAGCAGATGCTTCAACAAATGAGTCTACTAAGACACCTGCAACTTCTTCAGTTTTTTCTTTAGGCATAATAGTTTCCGCCTCCCAAGCTCCTTTAGAATATCATTAATTTTGAAAGACTGTAGCTCCAACTGTATACGAAATAATAAACCTCATTCCGGTTTATGAGAACATTCTACTCATCAGACAAGCTTGCAAATGTTTTGTCTTTAGCTTCATCTGGAAGCGCGCCTAGTTTTCCGAGCTGGCTTGTAGTAAATTCAAACTTATACTCCTCTTGTTTCATTTGTGAATAATATTTACATTTTATCATCGACCAAGTATCCATCAATTTAATAATTTCTAATTCATAGACTTTTGATTTAATTTGTTTTATCTTCGCCTCTGCCTCATCTGACAATATTTCAGAATCCAAAGCTCTTTCCCAGTTAAGCAGAACATTAAACCTGTTTTTCTGATGTTCAGTTAGCAATTCATCAATACGACTAAACACCGATCTAACTATAAATTCTTCATAAACAATCTTCTCAGTAACTAAATAATCTATCCTCTCTTGAATTCTCAAGATAGGACTGTCTAGCTTTTGTGTCAAACTCACTTTGATACCTAATTCAATGCCTAATACCAAAAGAATCCCATCAACCTCGCTTGATACTTCCGAACCCCTTAACTCATCCAAAGAACTATACAGGGCATTTCTCCATTTATTCATTGCTTCATCCTCTTTCTATTTTTATTTGAAACCATTTTCACTATACCAAATAAAACCACCTACCTGCAAGAGCAAGTAGGTGTAAAAGGAGAAAGTATTTCAGAAATAGTGAAACATACTTCATACAACGCGACTGGCCCGCCTTGTTTATCGTGACTTTAAACTGCTACAGTTTACTCTCTGTTCTAAGTTCATGACCTTAGATTCATTTTCAACCGCACGACGTTGTTCACTTCGTCAAGTTGTTTAAGAGGCGTTCGCGCTCTATGAAATATGTTTCACTAAAAACTGACGATGCAGGGCTCGAACCTGCGACAATCGCATTAACAGTGCGGCGCTCTACCATCTGAGCTAATCGTCATCGATTGCAAGGTGTAGGAAAACATAACTCGGGGGTCGAAATTATGTTTCCCTCACTACTCGACAATAACATAATATCATGATTTTGATGGTAAATATCACGGAGTTTTTCCGGGAATATCCCGCTCATATTCCTGTGATATTCCACCTTTTCAAAATTAGTGCTTATCAACAAACATCCCTTCTTTCCTTTTGCTGTTTTTATGAGCAATCGCATAGCAGCCCATATTGCGGCTAAACTGCTTGATTGCCTCCCGTTCTTCTTCATAGTACAGCGTTTCGCTAATTGCAAATTCCGCACAAATGCGGGTCCGGCCCCATCCTTTTAAGAAGGTGTATTTAAAGATTTCACGACGCCTGGAACGGATGTCGGCATCCCGCGTTTTGTAGTTCGTGATCTGTTCCATTGCGTCGTCAAACTCTTCAACATAGAATTTCGCATCTTCAAGCTCTGTCTGCGCCTCAATTACAGCGCGTTCCACATTTGATGTATATTCATTTTGTGGGACACTTGGCATATCACTGATCTGTTGTGCCCCCAAATTAACCTTAGCTCTACCATTCCGTTTGATTACGTGTTGTGCGTGCTGGTATCGCTCTACCTCAATCCAAATATTACGCCGTGTTGATGTAATATCGATCTCTATATTATTGGCATTAAATAATGATAATTGTTCCACCAGAACGCCCTCCTATGGTATAATTTCTATGTCGAGTAGAAATACCTTGCCGGAGCGAATGCGTTCTGGTTTTTTATTTGTCTTTTTTTGCTTGGTAGTCTAGGAATCGGCATATAACCTGCGCAATCCGATCTCCTTCTAGCTCACCGTAAGCCACTACTATCGCAGGAATTGGAGTATATCCCTCGCAGTTGAAATAGTCATTCCCAATCTCACCCACAGCCGTGAACACATCATCCATGTTGTACTCGTTTTCTACCAGGTAATCAAAGATAACTTGCTGATGCTCACTTAAAGCGAAATCGACGTTTAACGCCTTTCTGAATGCTGCTTCAATATCCAATGGTGCTTTTATTTCTTCTCCTTCGCTGTTATAGAACACCCCATTCGCGTTTATTCGTAATGCACAACCATTTTGAGTCGCCCACCCGTGTTCAATAATGGGGCCTATCTTCCAATTCAGTGTTTCCTCTTTCATATTCGTCCTCCTCATTTACTGATTCCTAACTTTTTAATCCATTCAGCGCTTAGTTTCACGCATTCAACATGATATTTCTTGCTAAAATCTGTCCAGCCCAACTTATGCGCTTCTTCGTGATAGACGGCTGATAGCGATATAAAATACGAATCAAGATGATCCAAATTTCTGCGATTACGCCCCATGCCTACAAGGTTCTTCGCATGATGCTTTTCAACGCCCTGTTTTACGCCGCTTATAGCACATTTGCCGTGAATCAAGCAACAGAATGACCAGTGCTGCAGGTTGTAATCCTTGTACATATCACTGTTCTTTAGCTCGATGCCTTCTCGAATACAGAAATTGATTAGGTACTCTATAAAGTCCGTAGCCTCGGTCATATTCGCTTTACCGACCGAGAAGCTATTTCGTCCCAATTCATCCGCAAACATGGCTTTCATAGTGCTTTTCGTGTACTCTAAATCGATTTTCCTTTGTATAGAAGTGCTAGACCCCACATACGCTACTGTTATTTCATTCAGCAGCGCGTGGATCAGTTTATTCTGCCCTGGTGATTTACGGCGTCCGTCGTGTAGCTGTATCTCGATTTCTGGGCTCATTTTCTCTAATTGGTACTTTGGCATAGGCTCGTCAAATTCGACAATGACGAGCTGTCTACCACCCTTTTCTCGCACATCGCGAATTTTGGCGAACGTAGTCATTTGGATCAGTCCCTTCAAATTTCTTTTGATTGCACCTCGATACTTAACACTACTTGCCCTGGTGGCTGATTGTAATCTGAAATGTAGGTTATTCGAACGCACAGGATTTCACCTGTATATATACCGTTTTCGTATTCATGAAGCAAAATCATCGATATTTGCTACAGCTTTACCTCTAAAAATAATTTCACGACTCATTTTCCTGCTCCTTCCAAGAAACATATAGATACGAATCCCAAAATTGGCCGCTTTCTCTTATATGTTCCGCCTCAAACCCTAGCTCTCTCAGCTTATTTAATATTTTCAATTGATGTTCATTTGTCCGCAACATATCCTCAAATCCATATTTTCGGACCTTGAGACTCGTTTTGCCTTTCCTCGCTAATTTTGCACATGCTTCTGTAGTTTCTTCTACAATTTCATCGACTGACGTAAGCATCAAAGCCCTGACTTCTTTTGCATTCAATGCGCCTCACCCTCCTCAACTATCCATTTCGCTCCGTAACTGATCGTAAGCAACCTCAATCCGCTTATCGCTCCATGTCTCCATCTCGTCCTCGGTGACCTTTTCGCAGTGTGTTAGCGAGTCCATAAAACTCTGTATTTCAGTTTCCCTCTCATCTTTTTTCATCGGCTTAATCATCCTCACTGTGTATTTGTTAGTATCTGATACGCTGTCTTGCCTAAAAAAAGCGCCTTCTTTGTGATACGTTTTACCTTCTGCGTAGTTATGACGTACATCACTAACGACCCTGTACCCGCGCTTTTCAGCATCTGCGATAGCCTCGTATAATTCGTATCGACGCATTCGGTTTATTGTGATCGGCATTGGATTTGTCATAATCTCACCCCGTCACTCAAAACGCCGAATTTGTCATACAGTCGCTTCTTTGGATTGCCGTTTATGATCCACAGCTGCAAGAACTCGTCTACGTAACAGATGCCTGTCTCAAATTTAAAAAATGTCTTATACTCGCTCTCAGGCTGATATACCGTTTTGCCTCGATAGCATCCGTGTGTAGCGACTATCTTGCGCCCTGTTAGTGCTTGAATTTCCTTGATGGCGAGCAGTACATTTAGTTGTGTGCAGGGCACTCCTACATGTTGAACTTCTACTTCTGGTTCTTCGATTTCCGTGAATAAATCTAACTGTTCAAAGCTCATTTGATTCACATCCTAATCTTTAATAAATGTCATCCAGTGCGTTGTCCCACGCTGCTGACCGTATAACGGTTTATATGGTATTGCCTCGAGAACTTGTCTAACCGGTATCTGGCAATCGCTCCATTTGAAATTTAGCGTTCCGTCCGGCTTTAGCACCCGCATACACTCATGAAATCCATTTTCTATGTCGTCTTTCCACGTGTCCTTATCTAACTGGCCGTATTGCGCTTTCATGATTGAGTTCTTTCCGGCCCATTTCAGATGCGGTGGATCAAATACTACGTGGCAAAATGTATTGTTCTCAAAAGGTATGTCTCGGAAATCGCCGATAATGTCCGGAACCACATTTACATGCTTGCCGTGTAGTGTGAATGTCTCTCGTCGGATGTCCATGTAGATCGTATCTTCGCGCTTTTTATCGAACCAGAACATTCGGCTACCGCAGCATACATCTAGTATTCTTTTCATCCCAGCACCTACTTGAAAGGGCGGTTTCCCGCCCGATATTTTATTCTTGTGTTTCTTTGATGGCTACTACGTTGGAATCTTTCTTCGCGTTCTTGTGATGATCCACCCACGCCTTCGCCTTAGGAGCGACACGCTGGCGGTACTCATCGATTTTCACACGCAGTACGGTTGGTGTCGTTTGCAATTCTTCTGCGATATCCTCGTCAGACAAGCCGTCTTCCATGCGCATTTTCATAACGCGGTATCCATCAAAATCAAGTTCCGGGAAGTTTTCAGGCGGATTGTTGTTGATGTAGAAATCGACTTGCTCGACATCGATTAGGCTTTCGCGTTGAATCTCATCCAGCTCCTCGAGTTCGAGGTCAAGTTTTTCTTGAGTAAATGCTTGAACTAATCCATCCGCCCCAATTGCATAAGATATTGTTGGCGCATTCGTCTGCGGATCAACACTTTCTGAATAAGCAACTCGGCCAGGCTCTAGCGAAACTGCAACATTCGCATCAATTTGTTTGAAGAGTTCTTCGATCTGCCCGTTTAATGATCCGTCTTCGACCACTAGCGTTATTTTCGTTCCTACCGTCGTCGCCGCTGCGCTTTTTTAAAGTTGCTTTAAAATTCAACATAATTAATTCCTCCTAGATATCGTTATTTATATTTCAAGTGCTATCTGTTCCGGCTTGCTATCCTGTAGTTCGCGTATAATAACATGTGTATGCAAGTATTCCGAGTATCTTTTTCTGCATCTTAGCTCTGTAACTTGGCTGTCATCCTGGTATAGATTTCCGGATATCGAATCCAAAATCGCTTTTGCGTAGTTGTCAACATCAGGTCGTTGCGTAGGGAGCAACCTCCCCGCCAGTGCCGCCGCTCTTTTCTTTTTACTGAACGTTGAAGGGATTTCTCGGTAGAATGTCAAATCGACCAGCAACGGTCCTTCTAGCGGCTTATCAGGCTTGTTGAATCTAAGCATTTGTTTAATCTGGTCTTTGTATTTTTTGGACTTCTCTGGATCACGAGCGCCGCCAAACTTTGAAAAAATGGGTCTACCTTGCGCTACTGGTTCCAGCGGAATGTCAAACTCTAATGTCCGCTTACTCATCCCAAATCACCCTTCCTGTGCGAATTACTTGAACATGCTCTGTATCAGGTTGTTCAGTAATTATTACCTTGTGCGCTTGCCCCCGCCTGCTAAAACGGTATTGCACCTCGTATACAGTTGATTCACCACTTTGGGAATCATCTGCTACGAACTCCAACCCATTCACTTGGCAAAATTCAGCTATTTCGGCCCAACTATTTGCCACGCATGACACCGCTAGACATTCGTTCAGTGATGCCTTAGCGCCATCTAGCTCCTTTTCGATAAAAATATAGGGTTCCTGGTATTGTGCAAGTACAGGTATCTTATAAATCATCGTTCCACCTCCAATTCGACTTTTTCAATCGCCTCAAATGGAATCGTCCAGATTTGGTTCCAGTCCCGCAGCCTAACAGTTGTTTTATGGACTTTCACAACCTCATAGCTGTTGCCTATTTTTAGCTTTACACCGCGTATCTTGCGAATAAATTTGGCATAATCGCCTACTTTGAAATCATTTTGCAATTAAATCGCTCCTTTCCTCAATGGGTGTAGCTGTAAACTCAGTGACTACACGGAGCATCGCCATTGCTACATCATGATTTAGGAAAGAAACATCGCTAGATATAAAAGTTCTGAATCGAGCCTCACTGCTTATAGATACAAGCATTTTCCCCTTTCCATGCACCGTGTACCCCCAGTAATCATCCAAATTATAAGTCAATCCTAACTCGGCTATTTTTTCTTTGAACTCAGGAACCTGCATTCTTAATTACCTCGAATCCTTCGTGTTTCCACGCTTGAGCCATCGCATTCCTGTAGTCCTCATCGTCATAGCAAACCGTTTTCGCAACTTGCTTGCCGTCACGAATCCAGAAAATAACGTATTTGGGATCAGGCCCGTCAAAACCGACTAAATTTACTTTTTCTGCAGTCGCTAACAAATTCATCACTCCTAATCTAATTCAATGCTTTTTAATTCGCTTGTCGTCAGTGTCTACAAACTCGATGAGGTAGTTATTTTTGCGTATTCTTGATACCAGTTTTGTGTCGTAAATCTCGGGTAGCTCCTCTTCTGCGAGGTTACTGGTGATGATTGTCCCGACATCTTGCCTGCCATCTAGCACCGTGTAAAGCACTCTATGCACAAAATCGGTAGCCTTGCTGTTGCGATCCAGTGAGCCTGATTCAGCGCCCAAATCGTCTAGTACTAGATAATCCGCCTCAAGTAGCAACTGGATATAATACATCTCGTTTTTATCGCCAGTATAGCCACTGTTGAACGTCTCTCGAATTGCATTCATGAGCTTATCAACCTTGATAAACAAACACTTTGCTTCTCCGGCTTTTGCCTCGTTGAGTGATCGCAACATCGCCATCGCTAAATGTGATTTCCCCACACCTGGCATTCCGACAAATAGAGTATTAAAGGCATTTCCAGCCTCGTAATGCTTAAATGCTTTGATAGCCTTTTGCTTGTTCACGCCCGCCTCGCTATTCTTGTCCTCTACGTTGTAATTCTTAAAACCCGCTTGTAACAAGCCTTTGTCAGACAATAAGCTGTTTTCACTAATAAAATCATGTACTTGGCGATGTGTCGTTCTAGCGTGTATTTCTGATTGTTCACGTGAAAGCTCGGCGGAATGTCGGATAGATTCACATAGCGGACACACACTTGATCCAGCGACGATAATTTTCTGCACGTCTTTCTTTAGCGGATGCTGATCGCTGTTGCAGTATTCCTCTGCGTAATCAAGTTTTAGGTTTGTACCTAGCTTTCGACTGATAGCGCCCAGCGCGTTCGTTAGGTTGTTTTCCACGATATCCACCGCCCTTTCGCCGTTCTTTTTGCATTTCGTATGCTTTCGCTTTTTCGGCATCCGCTATGTTGGCTTTCGTCCATTCGCTCAGCAAGCTGTCGACGAGCGAATAACTGTATGCGCCTCTCAATGCGGCTCGCTCTACTGCGTAATTAACAAACTCTGCATCCGTCTCCTCAACCCATTTCAGCATGGCCTCAGTCTGTATAGCGTTTAGTGTGCCGATATTCACCTGATAAGTCGTAAATGGATTTACTGCCGCTGCCGCTACTTTTTCGTCTACACTAGATATGTTATTATCACTGTCTACAAGAGCGGCGGCTTCTTTATGTTTATTATTAGTATTGTTATTTATAAGATTGTTAATTATAAGACTGTTACTTATACCGTCCTTGTTATCCGACTCCTTATTTTCCGCAGTCGGATAACACGACTCCGGATAACTCGACTGCGGTTCATCGTCCGTAGCCTTATTTTGCGACTGCGGATTTTCTGGATCTGGATTGTTGACTATTTCGTACACGTTTTTCTTTTGAAGGCCTTTTTCGCCCTTGCTCTGAATGATTTTGATGTAACCTTTTTCGACTAGCTGTTTACGGTGCTTGTAAAAGCGATCACGGCTTATATTTAATTCCCCTAGCATCAGCTCAATCGTAGGAAAAGCAGTGCTTCCAGCGCCCGCAAAACTTGCTAAGTATGAATAAATGCTCTTTGCCTCGATACTCAGCTCTTTATCTCGCATAACCGTTTTAGCAATCATGCCGTAACCTTGCGCGTATATGCCTTGTATTTTCAGTGAGTCACTCATTTTTATCGCTCCTTGCGATGTAAACTGGAATACCAGTCAACGCTTGTATTTCTTGTTTAAACCTCTGCGGATCTCCGTTTGAATCAGAAATGTGTAATAGGTGTATCTCTTTTAGTTTTGACAGATCGTTTGCTCTTAGAAAGTCTTTGACGTTCTCGATACTGAAATGGGATTGTAAAACACGTTTCTTCTGCGTTCTGTGTACGCGGCCAGACTCGACATTCGCTTCCAAGATGTCAGCTGCGTAATTGCACTCAATCATGAGATAGTCCATTTTCGGAAACTTGTATTTGACGTAATAGCTGTCTGTAATGAAAACTAAACGTTCTTTCGTTTTTACCGAATCAATCATGAATCCGAGAGGTTCGACAGCATCATGTTGTACCTCAAACGGCATAATTCGGAACGTAGCGACCGATGACGGCGTTTTATTTACTAACTTAAGCATTTGTTTATCTTGAATTTTTAAAGCCTCTAAGGTGCCTTCTGATGCAAATAAAGGGATACTGGTTTCTTGTAACATTTTCTTAACACCTGCAGTGTGATCTCCGTGCTCGTGAGAGACCAGACATCCTGCTATTTTCGATAAGTTGAAGCCTAGACCTTCGCGAATTTTCTTGAACGATATACCGCATTCTAGAAGCAATTCAGAATGCCCGTCTGACAATAGATAGGCATTCCCTTTGCTTCCTGATGCTAATGTCTTGATAATCATTAGAACGGCGCTTTCCCTGGTTGGACAACTGGTTCGAGTTCTGGCTCGTTTACAATCTCATTGAAATCTTGCATCACTTCATCAGCTTTAGGTATATCTAGTACTTCTAAATTGGCATGAGTTTCAATCTCTTCCTGTACGACCTTTTCGACATCCAGAACAGGAACTGTTTCAGCCGATTCTTCCTCGGTGTACATATTTCCAAGCGCTTCTGGAAAAGCTTCTCGCATCGCATTTACAATAGCCGTTTTGCGAATCATTGTTAGGGGCATCGAGTTCCAAGTCGATTGGCCCTTACTGAACTCACCAAGGCTAATTTTTATTTCAATAGGTCTATTTCTATCCTTGCGATAAACGGTGGCCCATCCACCTATCAATTTGTCTTTACTAAGTTTGATAGCACCTTCTAATTCTTTCATTTCACCATCACGTTCAACGATTATTCCTGCGGATAAACCGTCATATTGAGGATGGATTTCTGCACGTTTCATAAAAGCTTCTTTTGATACGATGATTTGAGCTGGTTTATCTGCGCCGTTTTTATTTTTAAACTTCACTAGATATGCTTCTCGTAAAAATGGATTAAGTTTTTGATATTTACACAGTTGCAAAAACATAACAATTTCCTGATCTGATACATCAGCATCCCCGCTCACAAGGTATTGCCTAATCATATTCCCACTTAACTTGACCTCTTCTCCGTTGGCTTCGTAAACAACTGGCTTTTCTAATATTTTATTCTGTGATTCTTGCTCCACATTACTCATTTTTAAATTCCTCCACTCTCAATTTTTTATCTTTCTTAGAAACTTCTAGACTTATTACTTGGGCTTTCGTCTCAATCAAATCAGTAACTGATTCGCGATTGTCGATGAAAATTGTTGCCGTAGCTTGGTAATGTTCATTCAGTGAGTTTATGATGTCCAGACCACCGTTTATTCTTGCCGCTGTGTTAAGACCCGAGTTGTACGGCACACCCTCAACAGTCGCCTCGCAACACTCCTCTAGACCGCCATTCATAAGCTCTTTAAACAATTTGAAGCGAACCAGCTTGAACTTGTTGTTAATGCGACCTTCAAGCAATTTTGCTTTTGCTCGGCTAAACTGATTCGTTAGGTAAATGATTTTCTCTTGTTCATTGAACAGCTCGGAAAGCTTTGATTGTTCTGCTTTCAGCTCATCAATACGAGCATTCATGTTAGATATCGTCTCAAATTTAGATAAATCGGTACGTAAAGCGGCCATGGCGTTGTCACATTTACCGATTGCGTTCCTAATTTCAGATTCTCGAACTGTAGCACTTTGTGAACTGTCTTCCATTTGTTTTTTCACTTCTTCTAATTCTTGATATTTAGTAACGTAGTCACCTGTGTTCTCAACTTTCGTCGCGTTAGCTTCCATAGCGGCAAGATTGTCTTTTTCCATAGCAATATCTACATTTGCATTTTGGATAGATCCGTGTAGTTCTTTAATTGCTGTTAACTCTGCCTCCAGCAATGCCTCGGTCGTTTCAACAATTGCTCCGGCCGCTCCACCTTGATCTGCAATCGCTTTTAGTTCTTCGGCTTTATCTGAGTTAAACTTGGCTTCCGCTGCCGCTATATCTTCACTCGGTAATTCTTGATTACAAGTCGGGCATGTGGTTCTATGCTGACTAAATGTTTCAGCATTTTTCGTTGCCCACTTTTCGCGTAAATCATCACGCTTACGGTTGTTGTTCGTGATGTCATTTTTCATTCGTTGAATCGTATTTTCGATGTTTGTCTTGTTATTTTGTAACTCGTATAGGCTCCGTTCCATTTCTGAAAGCTGATCTCTTTTTTTTGAAATATCCGCGTATACCTCTGTTTGATGCCGATTCTTTATTTCTTGAAGCTCACCTTCAATTTTTGCTTTCTGAATCGCTAGCTCGCTGGAATGTGATCCATTTCGAATGTTTTGTAGTTCTGCTTCCTTCTCCTCTTTCGATAATTGATAACCTTGGATTTCATCCTCAATTTCTTGGTGACTTAATCCTGAAACGTCCGGTAAATTCCGATGTAATTCAGCAATTATCCCTGGTAGTCCATCAAGTTGTGAGTTGATATCCTTACGCTTTTGAGTAGCGATTTTGCGCTTTTCTGAAACACTATGATTGCCTAGCAAAGCCTGTAACTCCGCTAGCGTTGCGTCTGATTCAAAAACTTCTTGATCCGTAACATCGCCCGCGATTGTCATTACTACGTCACGCTGATCTTGCCACTTGAGTTGTTCGCCGAAGTACGTAGGTGATGTAATCATCTTGAATGTGTCTTCGTCAATCAATTCCGCAACACGTGCTGTGTACTCTTTCTTCGTGGCCTTAACTTCATTGATGTAATGATCTGTAGTGTGGCTTGTAAGCTCTTTTTCGATAGCACCCGTTTTCTTTGTCCACTTTTCTTTGTAGACTTTTTTGAGTTCTAGAGGTATCCCATCTACATCAAGAACCGCAGATACCTCATGCTCCAGCAAGTGAATATCCTTACCGCTCTCATCCAACGTCTTGATTGGGAAATCTTTTTTATTGTTACTGTCTTTGTCGAAAAGCAACCATGTAAAAGCGTCAAAAGTAGATGTCTTACCTGAATTGTTAGCGCCAAAAATCGTAAGCTTATCATTTTGACCAGTGACAAGTTCGAACTCTTTAATACCTTTAAAATTGCGTAGTTTGAGATTGATTAGTCGTATATTTTTCATCTTTGAGCCTCCCTCGCTTCCCTGTCTTTCAAAACCTTAACCATGGCCTTTGCAGTTATTTCTGCATACATCTCTACGATATCGTCTGGATCTTCACTACCAATTAGCGTCTCAATAACTCCACTAATCATGCCTTCCATTAATTTTTTGTGTTCGTCCAATGTAGAACTACTACTAGAAGCTATGTCTATAATCCCATTTTCCGAGTCGCGAAACCCCACAGCGCTTATTACCATGATGTTCGGGTTAAAACTTGCAATAGTACTTAGTTGCTTTGCATGAAATAAAGCTTCCTGAAACTTAACAGCCTCTTGATTTTTCATTTTTCATCCCCCCATAATTCCACTTCAATTTTTGATAGCTTCTCAATTGATACTTGAACCTCACTATGTCTTTTTGTTGATTGCTCGAATTTACGTTTTAAACGCCTTATTTTCGCGGGATGACTAGCACTCATCAGCGCACCCTCACATCTGAATATTTCATCTGCTAGCAACCGCCTTGCATCGATTGCTATTTCTAGCATTTCTACAACACTAAATTTCATAATAAAAACCCCTATCTTGTAATTTTGGGGCTGTTCGCATATAATAAAAGTGAGTTATGTGGCGAACAGCCATATATGAGCACCCTCTGCAAAGGGTGTTTTTTATTTGTCTTCTCGTTTGAATCGGCACAACAAAAGTACAAAAACCACAAACCCGATGATCCCGAATACATAACCTTCGTAACCGCTAAGCATTGAACCACCTCATGTACCACGATTCAAACCCAATTCGTTTTATTTCCTTGACCTGATTACGAATCTTATCCACGATTGTCATTGCTCCGACTAACGACAGTATCGCTATGATTACTATCCAAAGTGGTAGAGTCATATTCATCCGCCTTTCTTTTCGCTTTGTCGCTTAAAAAGATGTTTCCGTAAATCATTGCTAGCATGAAACCTGCGATAAATCCTCCTAGTAAGTACTCAAGCATGTGCCAGTTCCTCCTTTTCCTTCTCCAATTTTTCTTTTTCCTGTCTAGCCAAGATTCTTGGTGCCGATGTATGTGCGAAGAACTCAGCCATTTTTTGATGCAAGTGTTCTGGTACGCCTTCGTGTGTGACATCTTGTTCCAACGTATTCGCCTCCTAATTAATCCAATGAAATTTTTTAAATTCAGCCTTTCTGTCATTCATGAGGCGCTTGACGCTTAAATTGTATACTTGAGCTAAGTTAAACAATGCGTTGTTAGCGACCGTACACACGTCTATCAACTCGTTCATGAACTGCCTTATCTGCTCTTTCTCGTCCTGATTCAACTGATCTGGATTTTTCGCTAGTGTTAATGTGAGTCTGTGTTGCACTTCGGCGAACTCTTCTGTCTCATTCTCGAACATTGCCAAGAATGCGAGTCGGTGTTGGTCTATTGCTGTACCGTCTAGTAACGGCGCCGTTACTCCATCGCTGAATCGATGTAACAACGCTACTGCGAAGCTTCCATTTTCAATTGTCTTTAGCGCCTGTTCTGCGATGTCCTGCTGCATCTTTCGTTTACCTGTGCTTAAGTGCGAGATATTCGCTCGGCTTGTGTGCATCATGCTTGCTAGTTGTTTTTGCGGTATGTGCTTCACATGTTTCATAGCCTCGCTCGCTTCCGCTGATTTTTTTAATGTTACTGTTTTCAATTTGTGACCCCCTATTTTGTGCTATCTCCCTTTTCTTGATATAATCCAGTTGTTGGGAGGTGATACATATGCACACTGTTTTCTTTCATGATTTAGCAAATGGTACTAACGCGCCAAAGGATTTTCCTAGAATCCCTGTCGCTGGTGAAACGATTGCTTTTAACTCCAGTAACTCTTTTTTTCTAATCAAAGGTGTAACTTTTAATGACTTTGAAACAGCCGAGTACCCTACAGAAGTCTATGCTATTCCAATTACTCAAAGCGAATGGGTTAATTCTTTAAAGGTTGACCGATAGGACACCTACACTCATATGCTGATATTCCTTCGGGGCTTGTACTTTACGAATCCAGTAACTGTTTTCGTAGTGCTTAGCCTCGTTGGAGTATGCTGTTGTGTTTCTTTCGATGAAAAGACCTAATCCACTATGAGCAAAACGTTTAACCCCAACTATCTTCGAATCAGCTGATACAACCAGGCCGAATAATTTTCCACTAACCTCGATACAATCTCCTGCTTTGAAATAACCCTTACGAACAACTTGTTTTCGCATTTTCGCCTTGTTACGATTTTTCATCTTTCATCCCTCCTTGTATCAAATTCTGTGCGCGTGCTACTTTGGTGTGGTGTATGATTAAATTATTAATCGCTAGGTACGCATTTAGTTGACTCATTATTTAAAAAAATATCATCTGGGTTTAAATCGAATACCTGAGCAATCTGCACTGCGAGTTCATAAGATAAGCCACGATCCCCTCTTTCAATCATCCAATAGTAGTTTTTTGTGATTCCGATCTGATCCGCTACATCTTGACATGTGAGCTTCCTAGACACTCTCAGTTTCTTTAAATTTTGTAACTGCATGTTCTCCCCTCCTCTTGTCAACTAGTTGTTGACTTTATAATAATACACATTTAGTTGATTGTCAACATAAATGTCAACGTTTTGCAAACTTAATTGAAATCAACTATATGTTGACGTATACTCTTATTGAAGGCGGTGAGTCCATGTTTATAGAACGCATGAAACAACTTAGGAAAGAAAGTGGCTTGACTCAAAGCGAACTTGGCAAAAAAATAAATGTTTCTAAAGCCGCTGTTTCTGGTTACGAAACGGGCATTAGAAACCCTGATTTAGAAACTCTTCAACGAATTGCAAACACATTCAATGTAAGTACTGACTATCTATTAGGAAGAACTGAGGATCCTAATATCAAAATTGAAGAAAAGACTTACAATTCTATAGATGATATTGTGAAGGATCGAGATATGCATCAATGGCTTTTCGATTTAATAGAAAAGAATCCTGAAAGCCTAGAAAGAATAAAAAAACTTTCTGAAGTCCTACAGGAAGAGCATAAAAAAGAACAATAAAAAAACTATCCACATTTCTGTAGATAGTTGGATAATCAAAACGCTACTAATAGTGATACGATATAGCCATACCTGCAATTAATATTGCAAACTGTGGCATATCGTTTTCTGCTACACCCAATTTTTCCAAAGCACAAATCATTTTTTCATTTTTGGGAGCTTCCTCGACTATTTGTAAATAAAGTTCTTTGTCTTTTTCTATGTTCTCTAGTATCACTGATAAAGCATCATCTCCAATGTTTATCATAAGCTCACCCCTGACTATCTCATCTGAAATTATTTGTTTTTCTTATTAGGCAAATGTTATAATCCGTTGTACGAAGTCTTTTTCTTTTTACAATCGGCGAGATTGGGGAAGTTGACTTCGTTTTTTTGTGCTTAAGTATGAATATTGATAAACGCGGCAATAATCATTGTTATAGCTGGTATCGCAACCATTTTGCTTCCATAAAACATTTTATTCAGTTTTTTCATAATAATTCACCTCCTCACCTATATCTTATCAAATCCTGGCAAAAAATTGTTGTTTCCTACCACATATAAATATTTTAAGGGGGTTTACTATGAAAACTGTTGGAAAGACTATCAGACATATAAGGAAAATGAAAGGTATGAGACAAGAAGATTTTAAGTGCATCACTCAGGCGGGCATAGCAAATCTTGAATCCTCACGAAGTAACATCACACTAAATACTTTGTTGAATATACTTGAAGAGTTTAAGATGCCTCTACGAGAGTTCGTTTATATTCAACATGATTATAAACTGTCTCCTACTGATGATATCTTTTTCAGCTTTACTAGCACAAAAAATTCAATAGACCGTTTGCAAGGAGATCAGCTTTTAGAACACATGATAGCTTATTTGGAGGAGAACCCAAACGACTTTATCGCATACTGTATGTATGTCATAGAAGATGTATATCTAAAAATAACTCAACAAAACACCTACGATGTAGAGAGCCCTGCTGCTAGGAGGATTTGGGATATTCTTAATCCTCGCCCAGATTGGACTTACCAAGAACTTTTTATTATGTCAAAGCTTTTTTTCATTTTTCCTGTCGACCTCGGTGCTGAGATGGTAAAAAGAATAGAGGACAGGATGGTTTATTATCTTGATTATAGTAAGGACGTTAATTTTGACGCAACGTTTTACACGAATGTAGGAAAATATTATACCCACAGAAACAGACTTGACTTAGCAAAAAATTATCTCAATAAAGCTATCCCGCTTTGTAAAAAATATGACAAGCCTACGATTGAGAATGATGCATATGCTCATTTGGCCATCATTGATTATCTCGAAGGCAATTTAGACGCGGAGGCCGAGGTTTTAGATTGTATGGAAATATATATAAAAATGCGAAGACCAGAGCATGCTGCTGATCTAGAAAACGACTGGAACACATTCTTTAAAGAAAAAGTGCTAATTTAGTATTTACGCATAGCGTTTATATAAAAACATTAAGGGAGAGAAAGAAATGAAAAAACGGGGTCAGCTTTATGTTTAATTCTATTTTATTTTTTCTATCAGTTGTGTCTGTAGTTGTCTTTGCATGTATGAGCTTTAAAAAGAAATACAGGTCGAGGAATTTAGTTTATCTAGCCTCCTCGATTCTTGCAGTCTATCTGTTTTGGTTAATCGGTGCAAGCATAACTTCTTTTGCAGGCTATGCTTTCTGGTTTTTTGGAGCAGCTGCGAGTACCTTGTTTTTACTGAGTCAGTTAGAAATCATTAAATTTAAAAAAATATCGTCTTTTACAATTAACTTCTTTGCCATCCTGCTATCCTTCAGTTTCTTTTTCAGCGCCCTTTCCTATACTGAGAGACCTGAAACAGATAATTCTGCTTCTAGCGAGGCGTCCGAAGAAGATGCTGATGATTCGTATACGGATGATACTTCGACATCTGATACTGTTGAAGATTATAGCGCGCCTGAGCAATCCTCAGAGCCTGAACCTGATGAACCAAGTTCGGAGGATGACCTCAGTCCTGAGTTGGACACATCATTTCAAAAATTGATTTCTGGAAGTAGCGATCTGCTTTCCAATATCGAAAAATTTGATGGTTCTTGGGATCATGTTAGAGTTACAGTTAATCCAGATCTAACTTATGAAGACGAGGCCGTAAAACAAAAAGTTGCAGACACATATGGTCCAGAAATTAGAAGTAGGATCATGGGTTATATGAATATGGATGGAGATACGATTTTCATCACTTTTTCTTATCCTAATCAGGAAACAATGGCTGAATCATCTATGCTCGATGTGAAAACTTATAAAGTAAAAGACAATTAGAATCGCCCTACGGGGCTTTTCTTGTACATAAAAACGAAAAGGAGTTTTTGAGATGGAACAATTCACAAATTGCCCGAAATGCCACAAACTTATTAAGGAGCCATATTTCACGGAGCAATATAGGGATATCGAATGCCCCGAAGGGCACAAATTCAGACTCATTAATACAATTACAAACTACCCTTTTTATATTGATGAATCTATGTTAGCCCTGTTAGTTGGTGACTATAATGTAGCTTATTTCTATGTTTTTAAAGCCCTAGAAACATTTAGATTAGATTTTGTCAAATACTACTTATACACACATGAAGATATTCCACTTGAAGTTATAGAAAAAAACTTCAAGCATTCTACAATTAGTCAAGAAATCATCGGCGCTTTCAATTCCGCCCACCTATCTACTTTCAAAAAACCGTCTCCTTTCAGCAAGAGAGCTTTTGCAGAAATTGTAACAGTAAGAAATAGGCTTGTTCACTCTACAATCCTCCCGACAAAAGAAGAGACCGAAAAAGCTTGCTATACAATTTTAGAACTTATTTATGAGATACAAGAAAACTACAAAAAATCGTTCGATATAAACCTCTTCTTCAAAAAAAACTATTATTACCTGTTTAATTTTGAGGAAAAAGAACATATCAGATTGCTGAAAGAAGAGAAAATCAGTACAATGCATCATTCTGGATCCACTTGGTATTCTATTACCCATATGGGTGGCGGCGTGTTGAATGACGATGGCACACCTTTTTATATAGATTTTAATCTTGAGAGTATCCTTAATAGTTACCAAAACTCATTGAATTTCGGCCCTGCTATGCAGTTGGAATATCTTAGAGACTGGGGAATAATAAAATGACAGTAGGAATATATATACGCGTATCAACTGAAGAACAAGCCAAAGAAGGCTTCTCAATCTCAGCCCAGCGTGAAAAATTACAAGCATACTGTATCGCACAAGGCTGGGGCGAATTTAAATTCTATGTAGACGAAGGCCTCTCTGCAAAAAATATGGAACGTCCCCTACTCAAATCGCTACTTAAGCACATTGAAACAGGATTAATTGATACGGTTTTGGTTTATAAACTTGATCGCCTTACAAGAAGCGTCGTGGATCTGCACAACATGCTTAACTTCTTTGATAAATACGACTGCTCTTTTAAGAGCGCTACGGAGGTCTACGACACATCTTCTGCAATGGGTAGGTTCTTTATCACAATTATAAGCAGCGTCGCTCAATTCGAGCGAGAAAACACCTCTGAGCGTGTTAGTTTCGGGATGGAGGAACGAGCGCGGCAAGGTAAATACATTCCGCTTGCTCCCTTTGGTTTTGAGAAAGGCGAAGACGGAGTTCTAGTTATCTATGAAGAAGAAGCAACTCTTGTTTTAGAGCTTGTAGATCGATTGCAAAAAGGCTACTCTATACGACAATGTTGTACTTACTTAGACAATCTAGGCGTTAAAACAAGGCGCTCTAACACCGTCTGGAAGAATACTACCCTCAAGCGGATACTCGAAAACCATGCCCTCTATGGAGCAACCAGCTGGGCAGGTAAAGTGTTCAAGAATACTCATCCTGGAATAATCACAGAAGAAGAATACTTAGAACTGCAAAACATTCTTAAAGCCAGAACTGGCCATGTCAGTTCGAGAAAGCGAGCTTTAACTCATGTCTTCGCTGGAAAGATTGTATGTGCAGAATGCGGTTATCGAATGGTATGCACACGGACGAAGTACCAAGATCGCTATAACAATGACTACAGGTGTCCTAATTGCAAAATTTACTATACTCATACTAGCATTTCTGAACGTAAGTTATTAAAAGCATTCGATGATTATATAGGCAGCTTCCGCCTATCATCATTCGAAATCAAAAACGAAGCAAAGAAAGAAAACAATACCTTGAAAATTGAGAGGCAAATTGTTAACCTGTCAAAAAAACGTGAGAAATATCAAAAAGGATGGGCCCTCGACTTGATCGAGGATAACGAGTTTTCTAAGCTAATGAAAGAAACGCAATCCGAATTGGATCAACTGGAAGCAGAACTCCCGAAAAAAATCCCTACTTCCGAAAAATCATTCGATGCAATTGCAATCAAAAACATAGTCAAGAATATAAAGAAGAACTGGAAAGAGCTTACTATCGAGGAGCGAAAAGACTTTGTTAATATGTTTATTCAAGATATTCATTATGTAAAGGTTGATAACATCGCTACTATCACTAAAATTGACTTCTATTAA